TGCTCCTTGACCCAAGGCACAGACGCTGCAACTAATTGCTTTGAGTCGTCGCCCGTTGTCTGGCTGCCGACATGATGGACATAGGCGCTGGAGACAAAGTGCTGGTAGCCCTGATTGTTGAGGTCTGCGCAGCTCACATCATCAGAGAACCAATTAAGTGGGGGGAATCTGCCGTGATGCCATGCGTCACGACTTATGTACGCAAAGATGGGTGCAATGTTGTTGGCGTGACGAATGAACTGCTCGGACTTAAATCTGCACATCTCTAGGTGATCACCGTCGGGGTTGTAGCGAATGTTCTGCGCAGGTCTCACATAGTCACTTCTTGCGCCTACCCAGCCGACATTGACCTCCAGCTCGCGGATCACCTCGACATCTTCTAAGAGTCGCTGGTAAGAGTTCGGTGTCAGCACCACATCGTCGTTGCAGACGATGCAAGCCTGTGCGTACTTCAAAGCGTCGTCTATCACTTCGTTGTAGTCTTCCCCAAAGTTACGGGGTTCGCCAAAGATGAGCCTTGCGTTCTTGTAGCCAGAGACGACTCTCTCTGTGCCACGCAAGTAAACAAAAGCCTCTGGCGCGTACTGCTTGATGGATTCCAAGAGGACTGGCAAACCTTTGCCGTTGACCGTCGAGATGCAAATTGGGATCACTTGGCTTTGTTTCTCGCTGTGATCGCTTTTGCCTTCGCCTTGGCATCTGCCTTTGAACTAGCACCCCATTGGTTGAGACTCAAAAGTAGACGGGTCTTTTCACCGTCCTTGTACTCTGGTCCAGCGTTACCCGCCATGCGTGCAAGAAAGCTCGCCCGTCTGGGGTTGTCGCCAGACTTGACGGGGGCTTTGATGTCCTGACCCGCAGCTTTGAGACTAGCGCGACCCTTGGCATTTAAGCCACCCTTCGCGTTTTGTCCCTCTTTCCTCTGCCAAGCTGAACTCACTTCTTAGCCTTCGGCTTTTTGGCGGTCTTGGCAGCAGCCTTAAAGTCGGCAGCAGACGGTGCAGCCTTAGAGCCGACCTTGTTCATCTTCTCGCCAGAGCCAGCAGCGATGCGTTTTTGCTTGGCATTGATGTTTGCGTAAAGTCCAGTTTTCATGATTTTTCCTCGTAGTCTTCGCCTTCTTCCATGTCCTCGTCCTTGGCTTCGCCAGTATTAGGACCACCAACAACCCAAGCATCACAGGTTCTGGACGCTGCGCACTTGAAGTCGAATATTTCGCAGTAGCCTAGATCAGCCAGCTCAATAGTTCCCCAAGGGTCTGCTTCGTTGCCGATGCCCTGTGCGATGCACTCTTTGATGTCTTCGGAGACATTAAACGCTGCGCAGTTTCCGCAAAGAGACATCTTCGCGTCCTCAACCGACACATCCCATGTATCAGCTTTGCGCTTCCAAAACGGGGTGTTTGGTAGCGCTGGGTTCTCAGGACCGTACTTCGCAGCCGTGATCGCCTTGGCGCGGTTCTTCAGATTCAGAGTGATGTCTTGCGTGGGTGCTGGACACTCGCTGGTGTCGCTGTCGGACATCATCTTGTCCATCGCGCCTTGTAAGCTCTTTGGGTATGAGGTTGCCATTACTTACTCTTCTTCATCATCTTTTTACCAGACTCAGACATAGCAATAGCCATCGCTTGCTTAGGGTTCTTGACCTTAGCCCCGCCACCACTCTTTAACTTGCCCGACTTGTACTCGCCCATTACCTTGCTGATCTTGTCTGCTGCCTTGTCGTAATTCATCATGTCAAATACTCCTTGATTTAGATACCCGAATTATGCAACCCTTGAGAGATTTCTTTTCAACGGTTGCGACCACTTCTGACTCGTATTCGCACCAAACATAGAGACGGCAGCGTCACTCGCAAAGGTCAACACAAACGAGTCTGCCTTGTCGGGGGACTTCAAGCCACGCTTTCTGATGTCGTCCTTGCCCTCGACCTGCATTTTCCCCGCGCTGCTAAAGAAGTACCTCACAGTCGCCAATTCAGCCACCAGCTCCTCGTCCGCAGGGATACGGCAGTCACGCGCCTCGAACCATGCCTTTGCCTTGTACCAAAGCTCTGCGCGCAAGTTCCTGTAAGTCGTACCCATCGCGGGGGACTCGGAGACATTGATGCCACGAGCTGGAAGACCGAGTTCTCGCAGACGGTCAACGACACCAGCACCAAGACCGATGCTGTCCACCATGATCTCATGCGGTCTCTGGCTTGGCGGTAACGCTTCCCACTCCGCGACGACAGCGCCAGTTAACTGCATCAAGTCGAGATTCTTCCAAGTCTTTGTGGGTTCTATGAGCGCGTTGCCTTGTCTTTTGCTGAGTGCAGACCTATCCCCACCAAAGCGTGCGACATCCAGACCCCAGATCAGTTTTGCGTGCTGAGATGTCTCAACATCGCGGTGCTTTGCCAGCTCCAAGAGTTCCATCGGGATGATGGTGTCGTCGTCTGACCTTGGAAACTCGCCCAGTACGCGGATGCGGTATGCGTTGGACTCTTCTCCGTAACGAGACTTCATCTCTTCGACATAGGCATCGCTGACCCTTGGAGAGTCCTTGCAGCTCACCTTCATCGTCACCCAATCATTCGCCAGTCGGTTCTGGGTGTCGTAAAAGAATCCTGAGCTTCTGACAGGGTTGCCCAGCAAAAGGGTGACGGCATTGTGTCCAGACATTGAGCCAGCAGCAGCCTCAAAGACAGCCTCAGGGATACCAGATGCCTCGTCAGCCACCAGCATCACATTCTCTGAGTGGACACCTTGCAGGGCTTCGGGCTGCTCTGCCCTACTGGTTCTGGCTGAGACGAAAGCCTCGGACGCTGCCTCCTTGACCTCGATCCTGTCCTGCTTGACTTCGAGCATATCCCTGAGAGTTTCGGGTAACTCTTTCACCCAGCGCTTTAGTTCCGCAAAGAGTGCGTCGTATAGCTGGCTGGATGTTGGTGCGGTGACCACGACCTTGACGGGGTATCTGAGCAGTAAGTACCAGATGATCGCCCAGCTTGCTGCTGTGGACTTGCCTACGCCATGCCCTGATCTGACCGATATTCTGCGGTTGCCCTTTGCGATGTGCGTGAGAAATGTCTCTTGCCAAGTGTCGGGGTTGGCTTTTAAGACTTCTTTGACAAACAGGACAGGGTTGTTTTTGTAGCGGATGGTGAACGCAACAAAGGGATTCTTGCTGAGTTCGTCTTGTTGCTTGTCGTGGATGCGGTCTAGCGTCTCCTTGACCTGCGGGTGTAGTTTCTTTTTTTCTGGTGCAGTTGATTCTGTCGTCATGTCAGGATTGTGCCTTGATTTTTTTTATTTTTTTGTGGGTGAGTGGTGCTGTGGGTAGGGGGGTGTGGGGGGTGTTAAGTCGGTAACTGTCGGGGTGCAGTTTCTGCGCCACCCGTCGCGCCAAGCGAAGGGGGGGGTAAACCCGAATCTGTCAGCAGAAACGGTTAGTGAGTGTCTACTCTCGTCGCACAGCGCATAAAACCTAGATAACCGCATATCGTCGTATATTCCTACTTTATACTATGTCCATTATGTAAAGTTATTTTGATGTTATCCACAGGTTTGACAGGTGTTTTGTGCATAACTTCGCCAGTTTCCACGCAACTGTGGACAACTAGGACAACTTCTCGCTGTTTTCTGTGGATATGTCCTCGACCACCTCAATGCGACGCAATGCGTCCAGTCGCATCCCCGACAGGTTTACTTGCAAAGTAGGCGCTTTGCTCTGCGCATACGCTGCTGGATTCCATCTTTCAGCCACCCATTGCCTAGTTTGCACCCGTAATCTAGCCTTTTGCACCTCTTCTACATCGGTTTCGTCAGCAATTAGTATGCTTTCTGCTACCATGTCGTCTGCTGCCTTCGCACGCGCACGCGAGGCGAGACCTTCGTTCTCCTGTTTTGACAGCCAATCTTCGAGTGCAACGCGACCAACTCCAAGCGCGTAACAGATGCGTGCAATCGGTTGCCCAGCCTCAAGCATTGCGACGATATGTTCCTTCGGCAACGAATCAAGCGCAGCCAAGTCCGACTTGCGTTTTGGTCTACCAGCCATTTAAAAGCCCTCCAAGCGATTGAAGCCACTTACACACCACAAAGTATCAACCCGCATCTAAATCTCCTCTAAAGCCCTGTTAACCCTATTTTTGCCTATCTTGCTGGTATCGAACACCTTTGGCAACGACGAAGCCTCCAGTTCGTCCGACTTGACATCATCAAAGCCCGTCGCACCGCCAAGTGGAAACTCCTTCGCATCCTTGTCCAGCCTGACAAGTGCTGCACAAGGCATCAGCGCCTTGATCTTCATGGTCTCCTTGATGACTGGAGACTCCATGATTAGTTCCAGCTCTTCCATCGTCCAGATGTGACGATTAGCAAGTTCTGGTCTGAACTGCTGGTAAAGCGTCGCGTCGTGATGATTCCCAACGACTACCATCACCGACCCGTCCTGCATCTCATGTTCGACTGCAACTATCGCTGGCATCTCCGACACACCGTTATCGACCGCCCAAGTCTCCAGCGCTGCATAAGCCTTGATCATTCCTGCGACAGCTCGATCCAACTTCACCTCGTCTCTAGACACCGAAGCCTCAAAGACTCTCTCAGCCTGTCGCCACACCTTGATCCGAAATTCCGAGTCCACCAACTCGATCAACCGATTGATGCCCCAACGCTTTTCGTGCTCACGCTTGACTACCGTTAACTCCAAAAGCCTAGAATTCATAAATACCTCGAAAGTATTCATAGGGAAATCTGGCTGTTTTAGACCACTAAGCACCTTACTCAAACTCTTTTTAACCATACACAACTCCAACTAAAAAATAATCAATGGCGACATTTGCTGGCGACGACGAATGGATGTCTTCTAGACATCCATCCATTTGTCGTCTCCAAATCAAGCAACAAATGGGATACGAATGGCTTTCCATTTGTCTCCATTCGTCTCCATTCGTCTCTACCCCTAAGCATCTGAATACTCCTCCTCTTTTTCGTATTCTGAAGCGTTTTTGTCCTCATATACGATCCAGCATATGTCACGATTTATTACTACTTTTTTATAATCAACCAAGTCCTCTTGCACTTCCCTCCATGCCTTATCAACTGACTTTTTGGCGATGTTATTTCCCTTTTTCTGCCTAAATCTTTCCTCCCAATAGCCAATCCCAACGCACTTTATTGAGTCGCGCATGAACCCTTTTTCTGCAACGACCTCCTTCAAGCATTCCATTGCGAGCCTTTGATTCCTTCCATTTCCAGTAGCGTCTGGAGGGTTTTGTTTCACCTTCTGCTTGACCGATGTGTCCATCTTCTCATCGTGCTCTACCGCCAGACTGGATGTGTCAGCGACATTGAGTCTGCTGGAGCTGACCTCAACCATCGTGAACCCTATCCTTTGCCCGTCCACACCGTCCTTCTGTTTGGACACATGGAGTATTCCTTTTGGCGGTTTAGCGCCTTCGATCCTGATGATCTCCAGCTCTGTGTCTACTGCTCCGAGTAGTGAGCTGTGACCTCTGAGTCCTTTAGTTGCGTCCTTACCAGCGTGATGCACCACCAGCAAGCCACACTCATATCTGCCTTGTATAGCGCCAGCAGCCGTAATGAATGCACCCATG